AGTGACCGCCGAGCCTTAACGAACTGACAGCTGTTTAATTGAACTCATGCGAGATTATACGGGATAGACTTCAAGAGTCATGCAGGAACAAGCAATCTGTGATGATGGGGCTAGAGCTAACAGAGGATAACACCGACGGATGCATCGAAGCACATGACACCCTGAACAGATGAAGATATTTATTAGTTGAGCTACTTGCAAGCATAGGGGGATTCTGTAATCAATCTAAAGCGGAATGCCGGGATAGGTTAAAAAGGGAGGATGAGATGAAACTGGATGAGGTAAAAAGCAAGCGTGAAATGGAACAGCTGATAGACTCGCTGAAAAGCGAAAACGGTGGTTGGTCAAAAGCGTCACTCGCAAAGCTGGGTGTTGAATGGCCTCCGAAAAAAGGTTGGAGAAAAGAGTTGATAGCTTCACCAACCCAACATTGACAAGCGCAAACAAGCTCGCTACGGTGGGGGAAATTAAAGGGGATGGAGAATATGGACGAATTAACATGCAAGATTGAGGTAGGATTCTAACATGGCTGGCGGACGACCGACAAAATACACACCTGAGCTTTTAAAAAAGGCGCATGAGTACGTTAATAACTGGGAAATCAGTGGGCGTAAAATTCCGTCGATTGTCAGCTTGGCCCTTCATTGCGGTATTGCTAAATCAATGGTTTACGAGTGGATTAAGGATGATGACAAGCAGGAGTTTTCGGACATCGTCGCGCGCGTAGAGGCTAAACAGGAAGAGATTTTGATTGATAATGGGCTTGATCGTACGTTCGACGCGAGCCTGTCAAAGATGATGCTGAGCAAGCACGGATACAGCGACAAGCAAGAGATTGATATGAGTTCGTCTGATGGTAGCATGAAGCCGTCTGTTATCCAGTTGGTTGCGCCAGATGAGCAAGGTTAACCTGCTGACATGGCGGACGTGTATGTTAAAGTCGTAGAATGAATAAACAAAAACAACCCCCGATGAACGATATAGATTTTCTAAAGTCTATATTTATTTACGACGAAATCGAAGGCACTCTGTCATGGAAGCGCAGGGATGGTGTGCCAGAATGGTGGAACACTAGATACGCTGGCGCTAAACCAAAGGCGGTTGACGCTCTTGGTTATATTAGGGCAAAAATAACATACAAAGAATGGTCCGGTTATGTGTCAGTGCACCGAGTATGCTTTCTTCTTCATAACGGGTATTTGCCGAAGATTGTTGATCACATTGATGGTGACGTAAAAAACAACAAAGCAAGCAACCTTCGACCTGTTAATGACATGACCAGCGCATGGAACAGAAAGGCAAACAGCGGAACTGCAACAGGAATGAAGGGCGTTAGTGTTATAAAATACACCAGAGGACCGAGCAAGGGTGGCATATGCGGGTACGCATCAAGCATAGGACACAATGGCAAGCGCGAATATATAGGTTTTTTCAAAACAGCATCCGAGGCATCTGATGCATACAGGGCAAGAGAGATTGAGTTAAGGAGTGATTATGTCAGGAACAGTTAAACTACAGCTTCCACCGAAGTTAATCCCCGTGTTCGCGGGAAGGGGGTACAGATATCGCGGCGCCTATGGGGGCCGTGGTTCCTGACTCCGCCAAAACTAGATCATTCGCCCTTATGACAGCCGTTAAAGGTTATCAGCTTGCAGAGAGTGGCTTATCCGGTGTCGTGCTTTGTGCGCGTGAATACATGAACTCTCTTGATGAGTCGTCCATGGCAGAGGTCAAAGCGGCTATCCGGTCTGTTCCTTGGCTTGAGGATTATTACGAGATCGGCGAGAAGTTTATCCGCACAAAGAACGGGCGCATCAAATATGCCTTTGCTGGTTTACGGCATAATCTGGACAGCATCAAATCAAAGGCAACTATCCGGTTGTGCTGGGTGGATGAAGCCGAGAGCGTTTCAGAATCAGCGTGGTCAAAGCTTGTTCCTACTATCCGAGAGGAAGGGTCAGAGATTTGGCTGACATATAACCCCGAGTCGTCGGAAAGCGCGACACACAAGCGATTCAGGCTTAACCCGCCAGACAATAGCTGTATCGTTGAAATGAACTGGTCTGATAATCCGTGGTTCCCTTCGTCGCTGGAGCAAGAGCGGCTTAATGACATGAAGCGCAGACCAGAGACGTACGACCATATCTGGGAAGGCGCATTCCTTGAGATCACAGAGGCGCAGGTATTCAAGGGCAAATTCGTAATCAAAGATTTTGAGATAGATTCGACGTTCGGTAATCCGTACCACGGAATGGACTTCGGTTTTGCACAAGACCCGACATCTGTTGTGCGTTGCTTTATCCGCAACAACAAGCTGTATATCAGGCACGAATGCGGGAAGGTAGGGCTTGAGCTTGACGACACCGCACCTTTTGCAATTAAGCACATCCCCGCACTGGAAAAGCACGAAATAAGGGCAGACTGCGCACGGCCTGAATCTATCAGTTATTTGAAGCGTCACGGGTTGCCAATGATTAAGGGCGTATCAAAGTGGAAGGGAAGCATTGAGGACGGGATTGAGTTTATGCGCTCGTTTGATGAGATTGTGATCCATCCAGAATGCGCGGAGACGGCGCGAGAGTTCCGGTTGTACAGCTACAAGATAGACAAGCACAGCGGCGACATTCAGCCTATCGTTGTGGATGCGTTTAACCATTACATTGATGCGATACGATACGCGCTCGCACCGATGATCAAGAATCAGGGCGAATCCTTCTTCATCCCGATTTAGCCTTGCAAAAGGGCTTATTGTTACCGAGATAACATAAACTATCACTTGACACGCACCGCATTCACATATACAAAGCCTAAAAAAGGAATGCCGATACATGAGTTTAGAAGCAGATAACATGCTGACGGGTTGCAGTTTGAACAAAGAACCTAAATATCTGGGCTATATCGACGGCACCATTGTTGCGTCTGACGGAATGCCAGCTAAACCGAAGCCTATCGATATTCTGATCCACAAAGAAAAAGCGGAGTACAAGGCGCGGAAACAGCAGATTGCTATCAACCTTCTCGGTCTTGAGGGTGGGCGGCCTTACGTAAATCACCGTCTGTCACGTTTTGCGGCTGAAACTCAAATCGATTGGATCGGCGGAAAGCGCGCAGACGGTTCCTGCGCTACAGGACGACTACAGCAGACACACGCATTTCCGTATCTCGGACGTATTGCGCAGAAGTTTAACCAGTACGTTTTTAGCGATGAACCGACCCGTGAAGGTGGAGACGAAGACGTAATCAAAGACATTACACGAGACGGTCAATCCGTTAATGACGTGATGCGACAGGTGTCAGACTATCGCCTAGCCGCACAGCATTGCTGGATTGGCATTGATGCCCCTGCGCCTAACAAAGACGGCACTACGCCGAGCGTTAAGGATAAGCAAGACAACAAGATCCGCCCGTACTGGCAGGTATATTCGCCGCTTGATGTAATTGACTGGAAATATGACGACCAAGGCAAATTGCTATGGGCAAAGACTCGCGGCGTTGAGATTGACGATTCCGATCCTGCACAGCTACCAGTGGTCACAAAGGTCATCAAGATTTGGAAGCGTGGCGAGATTAATGTCATCCGCATTACAAAGAGCAAAGACGGTCGTAAGAAAGACGTTATAACCGAGGAAACAATCTACCCGACGCTGAAAGACCGTGTACCGCTGATTGAGTGCGGACGGCTGACAGGTAAGCCCATCCCGTTTGATGACCTTGAGAGCATTAACCGCACAATCATGGACTTGGGAAGTGTTGACCGTGCGAACTATTACAAGACGAACTATCCGCAGATGGTGCTTCCTGCCTCGATGATACAGACGGCAGTGCAGAACGGGTATGCAACCAATGCGACCGAGGCAGTTACAATGGTTGTCGGCTACGGATACCCGATATTTAGGGCCAGCAATGAAGACCCTGAACCAAAGTATTTGATGCCAGACGCAAGCGCACTTGCCGCAACAGGCGACAGGATCACGACGCTTAAACGCGAAATGTTCGAGGTCACAGGCTTGGCACTTGAATCAGACAGTCGACAAGTGGCAAGCGCAGAAGCCAAGGCGTGGGATTTCCTTGATGTCGCCGCGCTAATGAAGAGCCGCGCAGAAGACCTTGAGGATATCGAGAAGAAGTGCGTTGAGCTGATGGTTGCATGGGATAGCACGATTAAGCCATGGACACCTGTTTATAATCGATCGTTCGACGTCGGCAATTTCAAAGAAGAGATGGAAGCACTCGTGCTCTACAACAACATGCCGCAACCAGACGAAGCGCGCAAAATCGGGCAGAAGCTCGCCTTTGACCGTATTCTCCGCCTTGGCTCAAGCGTCACGGAAGAGGAGAAAGAGACGGTATACAAGGCGATTGACGATTACAAAGCGCCAGAAGGTGTGCCAATGACAGACGTTTTGGGAATGGATGCCCCATAAAGCACCCAAATTGGTGACGGCAACCATTGAAGCCGTGTTTGGTGGCGACCATAACCGCGAAGAGAGGACAAATAAATGACTAAAGAAGAACTCAAAAAGGCAATGACAGAAGCAGGAATGGATGCGGCGGCTTTGGCTACCGTTGACGCTCTTGACGTGTCGGCTGATGTTGAGCGTTTGACAGGCGAGTTGACTGCCGAAAAAGGCAAGAATGCTCAGATTGTCGCTGATAAAAACAAATACAAGACCGAGCGCGACGAAGCGAAGACGGCTCTTGAGGCCGTTAAGAGCGAGAATCTTACAGGTGACGAGAAGATGCAGAAGCAAATCGACGAACTAACGCAGAAGATGGCGGATAAGGATTTGGAGCTTGAGGAGAAAGACAAGCTCGCCGCTGAAACTGCGCGGGAATCCGAGATCATGAAGATCGCCGCAACAATCAAGACCATTGATGGTGTTGACCGTTCGGCTGTCAACTTGCTTGTCAAAAACGCGATGGCAGACATTGAGGACTTTGGTGCTACCGATAAGGTAGATGCCGCAGTCAATACGTTTAAAGAAAACAACAAGGCACTTATCGCCGCAACCGTTCCAGAAGGCTCGGGCGGACAGCATAAAGCTGGTGGCGGTGGTGAAAGTAAAGCCCCAACATTGCTCGACGCAGTGATGGAATCATGTAACCGATAAGGAGAACAAAATGGCAATCAAAAACTATATGCGCGACGTGGTAAACGGCACAGACCTGCCGATGATTGACGCGCTCACGGAAGAGGCTCCAATCCTCGAAATGCTACCAATGCAAGAAACGAACGCAGGAATGCGTCACGTTGTTGAACAGTTGAAGAGCACGGATGCAGTTCAGCTCGTCGACCTCGACGGCCCGTTGCCGACAATCACATCTGACACAACCATCGAGGACGTTACCATGTCTGTTTTGGGTGGAAAGATGGTTGTTGGTGAAGATGCCGCAAAACGATTCGGCGGAAAAGAAGTCTACTTCGCCAAAAAGCTCGCCCCGATTCTGAAAGAGTCCGGTAGCCAGCTGGAGAATAGCTTGATCTACAACACTTGGCGACCGTATGCGAAAGCAAACAGTCGTGAGATTGATGCAGGTGGCTCAACCGCTGACAAGATGTTCTCAATCGTTGCGATCAAGTTTGAAGAAGACGCTACAAACGGCCTGTACGACTCCGAAGGTTTCGGTACTGGCAAGATGTTCGACATTCTTCAGCTCTATGGTGGCGCGGCGGCCGACATCGACGTTGGCAACAGCGTTACAGCTACAGGATACGCACAGCGCGTCAAAGCATACTTCGGTATTCAGACAGCCAACCCGCGCAACATCGGATCAATCGTGAACATCGACCTGATCGAAGATGGAACGACCGACACAGGCTACAAAGCCCTCCCGACGGAAAAGGACATGGACGACTTGCTTGAACACGTTCGCGCCAGCGCAGGCAACACGCTTCTGCTGATGCATCCGAAGGTTAAGGCCGCGCTTGGTGTTTACAAAGGTGGTCGACTAGAAATGGTTCCCGCTGATGACAACTTCAGCCGTGCAATCGAAGGCTGGGAAGGCATTCGTATCCTGACCTCGCGCAACTTCAGCAATGGCGCGGAAGCCGTAGTAGCTTAACCCTAACCTAAAAGGAGATTAATTATGGGTACTGCATTGACATCTGCCGTTATCGGCAAAAACACAAACTTCGCACCGGATCAGTTTTTCGTGGCTCAGGCTTTAGCCGACACTGCGGCGACTACTTCTGGCGAGTTCCTTTTCCCGCAAACGCTGGGAAAGGCTGAGCTGAAAATTGTAGCAAACACAGAGGTTGCGACTGGCGTTGGTGAGACGCTTGTCATTTCCGTTCAGGTTGCGTCTGCTTCTGGCGGGTCATTCGCCGAAGTGTTCAGCAAGACAATCCCTGCAAGCACAACCATCGCAATCGGTGACGACGTGGCTCAGTACGTTGCACCACGCGAGGTTGGAAACTGCTACACTAAAGTAGTTATTACATCCGACTATGACGCGCTGGCGTTGAAGGTAGACGGAATCGTAATCGAGGTTTAACCTCCCCCAAACAGTGAGGCAGGTCGAAATCCCTGCCACCAATTTTAAAGGAGAATGACAATGGCTAAAATCGAAAAACTAGAGATGAACAGCTCTCGCAGAATTGATCCGCTAATCAACCGCCGTTTCCTGATGGTGGCCGAAAAGCTAAACGAGATTGTTGACGCTATCAATGGCGACACAGCGCAGGAGGTGGTCGAAGCGGTTGCGGTAGTAGCCGAAACCGTATCAGACGCGCCAAGCATCGAAGATCAACCCATTACCGTTGATGCGGCTCAGGATTTCAACTATCTCGAATGCGAAGACCTCGATCAGCTAAAAGCATTTGCAGACGAGAACGACGTTGCCTACGACGCACGCGCTACAGTTTCAAGCTTGCAGAAGAAAATCACGGCTAAGCTGGGAGTAGCTGAGTAATGAGCATTTATTTCGGACAGGATATTGACGAAAAGCTGGCACAGGCGAACGCTTATTTTGATCCGTCAAATGGCGTGGTTGGATACGACTGGGCGCAACACACTGACACGGAAAAGAAAGGTGCGTTGAATCAGGCAGAACGTGAGATCGACCTGTACAAAGGTGGGGACATGGAAGAAGCCTATTCAACCACTGACTTCCCCAT